ATTGTTCAGCTTCGGTTAAATCTCGGCCGACAAAACTACCTAATTCCTCAAAGTTTTCGTCAATGATTTCTACATTCTGTTCCACTCTTTCTACTTCCTCGTATCTCTCATTTCTTACCGCTTCTCGTGCTTCTCTTAAGGCTTCTTCTCGCATCTCACGATTTAACTCCTGTTGGAGTTTCCAGGCTTCCTGTGATTTTTCGTCATCGCCATATAACTTTTTCCATTGTTCAGGAAGGTCTTTGTTATACTGAACAGGTTCTGGGCGGTTTCTTAATTCTTCCGCCTCTTGTCTATACCTTTCAGCTTCTTCACGGGCTTGTTTGGCTTCATCGTGATACTTTTTAAACCTGGAGTAAGGCACTTGTTGCTCTACCACGGGCTGTCCAGGTTCTTCGGTCTTTGTTGGCTCGCCTACTGGTTCGCTAACAGCGACCTCAACTTTTTGTGCGTTTGCACCGAATGCAGGCGCGTTGAGGTCTATCTTCTGCTTTTCCATATTGTTACGGGTTTTCTGCGTTGTCCTAGAACGCTTTATTATAATCGCCTCGCCTACTGGTCTGGCGTTTAGGTTTCCCAATTACTCTTCGGTTCTGGGCCATTCTTTGCTACTCTCGTTGCTTTTTCTTTCTTTACATCCTTTTTAGTAAATTTATCCTGTGGCCCATAATGTTGGCCATAATCGCCTTCAATTGTATCACCCTTATCACCACCACTTTGAGCATTACCTCTTTTATGTTCTTTAGTGGAGTGTTTGTGAGAACCACACTTATCGCACTCTTCACGATGCATTTTCTTGCCTATTTCTTCTTTTTTCATATATTTAATTAATGTTTATAAAATTTAGGGTCGTGATATTGTCCATTTTCTCCATAGCCTTTTTTCTGCATCTTTTTGGCTAATTCTTCTTTCTGTTTAAACAGTTTAGATTTCTGCTCTCCAATACGTTTAGCCGCAGGAGTATCAATTTTATCCCAAAGTCCCATATAATTTATTTAGGTGTTCCGTGTTTTTTAAACCATTCTAAATGTCCAGCCAAGGTAGAAGGATTATCATCCACCATTGCTTTAAGTTTCCCCAAAGGAGACATTTTTTTAGCAGTTTCTTTCTTCTTCTCGTGAATATACTGAGGTGCTGCTTTTTGATAATGATTGACTTTAATCATCTTAATTTTTCTCCTGTTCATTCTTTCCCAAAGCGACATCATTATCTCGGCCACGTTTAGGAGAGTTTAAGGATTCACGGCCTTTCTTATTCCTAATATTTTTCAACATCGCATTAAATTTAGACTTCCCACCTAATTCTGAATGGTCAATCATTTTTTCACTAATCTCTTTTTTCTTTGCTTCTAATTTCATATAATAAAATTATAAAGTTAATTATTTTTTGTAACTAGGGGGATATTTAAAGCATTTTGATAGCTATCTTTGCAATCTTCTTTTCTACTGCGTCAGCTTTCTTTTTACGCCTACTTATTTTGCTTAACTTCACGCCTTCATCAAAACTAGGGGAGTTCTTTGAGTATCTTCGCTGTTGGCTATCAGGGTCTATTTGCTTAGCATCACCCCATTTAGCCCCTGCTTCGTGACCTGAGCCACCGCTTACTGTCCTATAAAACCCAGTCTTCCGAAAACGCCGTTGGGACTTGCCCCACGAATAGCCTTTACGATTATAGCCTTTTCCTTTATTACTATACTTCATTTAGCTGGTACTGCTCCTAATAATGATTTACTTTGTGCTGCCACTGCTCCCTGACTGCCTAATGGTTCTTGAGTTGGTGGGGTTTGTCCTTGTCCTGTTGGTGGGCTAACTGCTGGCCCACCAGTTCCTGGCTGTGTTGGTTGTCCTTGAGGCGGTAATCCACCTTGAGGATTCTGGCCTGGTGTCTGCCCTGCAATCGCAAAACCTTCCAAATACATCTGAGGTTGTATCTGTCCTTTTTGAAGCATCTGCCATAAAATCAACTGATTAGTGGCTTCTTGAGGATTAGGAACATCTAGCTTCTTAAACAGAGTAAGAGGGTCTATTGCGTTCGCTGACCATAAATCAATTGCTTCATTCCTTTGAGTAAGTGGGTCTTTAGGTATAAGCGAACCTTCTTTAACTGTTACTGTCAGAGTTTTAAGTAAAGGGAATTTTGCATTAGTAAGCTCAACTAATTCCATTCCACTAACTGCTCCAGCACTCGCTATATAATGCGGTTCATCATAGTAAACAAACATCATCTGAACCCAGAGGTTGTAAATAGAATCGGCAAGCTGTTCAATGTATTCGGTAATTCCACCACCAATGCGTGAAGAATCAGCCTGATTGACCATTATCTTACCTCTGACAGTGTCCTCTTGTTGTACTCCTTCGCTTGTCAAACCTGAAGTTCCAAATACTCCTTCCAGCTCTTGGCGTGCGTCTTTAAGAGTATCAAAAATTGAAGCAGGCATTTCAGGGACTTGAGGGTACATTATTGCTTTGGTAACGTCCCCATTAGGCACACGAATAGCGACCCCTCTACGTCTTGCGGAAGCTGCTTGAGCCGCTTGCTCTTCGGTAAAGGCAGAACCTGACACTACCACACCGCCATTAAGTCCTTGGATGTATTGGTCTATTTGTACCTCTCTCCTATTAATCTTGTCTTGTTGGGGCAAATTTTGAAGAATAAGGCTAGTATTATCGTGAGGCTGCTCGCCTGTATTAAATATGGATAGGAAGCGGTAAGGAGCTGAGGGTTCGTCTAAATGATTAACCGCTTCCACTGCATCAACCACTTCTTCAGCAGGACTGACTAATTCACCTGTTTCCTCATCAATAATCTCATCCTTACCTTCTTTAGCTTCAATGTCATAGTTCCAGTTGTGGTTCTTATATTTACCTAAGACTAATTCATCTAATACAAAGAAATTATCCTTACCCCTATACCACCATTCAACATAAGTAAGCATTGTGCCTTTCTTACCGCCTGCTTTCTTCATTAGCTGTTCTTTGAGTAAAGGTTTGGCTAAATAGCGGGTTTCATCAGGAGCGACTTTATAGCAAAACATCTGGATAATCTCTTCCACACTCTGTCTCTTTTTCTCGCCTAAGTATTCCCCAACAAAAAAGCCTTTCTCGTCCACGTGTCCGTCACGGTCAAATATCATTCTCTTAGGATTGATGACAGTAGTTTCAATCTTCTTTGTGATAAAATTCCAACTAACCTTAACTACACCAATACGGTAAAGCAACCAATCCCTAGTAGCCCTTGCAAGCTTTCTTCTTAACAACTGCGTATCTGCTTCGTGAGCAAGAGCAACTTTAATATCATTAGCTAAAGACTGTCCGACATCTGATGGGTCGGCTTGGACTAAAGGCTCTGGGTTAGCTCTGGTAGCTACGGGTAAAAAGGTTTCAATCGCCTTAAAAATAAGATTATCAATGACATTAGTATTCTCACGGCTTCCTGTGGCTACTTGATACGGAGTATTAGCGTAAGGGTCACGGTGCTTGCCTACCCAGTAATCAAAGCTCATCTTTTGCCCTTTTTCTATCGGGTCGTAGTAAACAGAATAAAACTTCTTCCATTCTCTGGTGAGTTCAAGAATCTCTTTTTCATCCATTGAGGACTCAAACTCATCTTGAGGAATAGGGTTTTGTTCTTCACCCACTCCGCCTGCTTTATTTTGGTCGCTAAAAAGACCTAGGCTGCCTTTTATAGCACTCCAGATACCGCCTGATGATTCAGGGCTTGCGTTTAATCCCATAATAAAAAAGCTACCATTAAGTAGCTTAATTATGTAATAAGATATTGAATTTAACTAGGGGGATATTACCTTTTTGGCATCCATCCAGTTCCGTCAGGCTTGGCTTCCATTCCTTGAAATGCAAAAGAGTTATTAGTTGGGTCGTGAAAGGTTGAACCCATTTCGGCATACCTGTCTAACCCCACACGCATATAAGCTACAGCAAAAGGGTAGTCACATCTTCCCGTACTCGGTTTGTGCCACTCAAATACAGGTGGCCCCACATCACTTAACTCTTCTGTACGGTACATTCCTAAAAACTCGTTCATTACGTCTAACCAGTCATTTTCCGTCCCATATACAGGCATACGCTTTTCAATAAACTCATCAATCACAAGTTGTAAAAGTTTATTCCTATCCGCTACCACTGTTCCGTCATCGTCTTTCCAACGTATAAGTTCATCATTCTTTCTGTCCTTACCAAAATAACATAAGAACACTCTGTTAGGAAACTCTTCTCTAAAACTCTTAGCTCCCCTAAAATCTCCGCCGCCGTCAATTACACACATCGCATTAGGCCAGCGTTTCATTAGATTGCGAGCCACATCATACTCTGGTGACTTATGAGCATAGAATGTCCCGTGCGAGTTCCCAACAACTAAATTAATATCATTACCGGTATCAATCCCAATTATCGGCCTCGTCACTTGAGGATTTACTCTTTCGGTTAGATTTTGTAGAAACATCTGCCTTGTCAGGACAGAATTTTTTCCAATATATGGTTGACCAAGCACAAAGTTCGCAAACTGACCTTCTGTGTACTCCTTCTTCTTGTCCAAGACATACTGAGCTGATTTTGTAGGTGCAATTAATAATGGTATCCAATAACCACTTATCATTTTGTCCTGATATTTCTTGACCCATTTGCCATTTCTCCTATTTAGTTCCTTACCACATTTCTTACAAGCGTAAATGGGGGGTGTATCTTGAATGTGGCCATATGTTAAATACTGCCATTCGTTACACCCCACGCATTTTATAAACCAATGCTTCTGGTCGCTGTCCTGCCAGTATTTATCTACACCGTGTCCAGGAGCTGACGGATTACTGAAGTACCATTCCCAACCGTATTTACTGTGCTGTAAGCGAGTTCTAAACTGGCTGACTATTTCCTGCTTGCTTCTATCCGTCTCATCACTGATATATAAGTCCGCAGGGGTTGCAATAGCGGCTCGCTCAGTCCAAGTCCCCTTAAAGTAGATAACATTCGCCCCAACTCTTTTCTGCTCAATAGAGTCTTTGTCCACTGTCCATTGCTGAAAGATAGCATTGTTGTCAATGAGACGGTTGGTCTTCCCAGAAACGAAATCCTTGATATCTGCGGCCGAAGGGAGTGAGTATATAATGTCCATCCCTTTATTTTTGGCAAGCCAGAGGGCTTTGATGTTTGCTGTCGTTGAGAAACCAATTTGCGCCGCTTTGAGGATTGCTTGTTTCGGTGTGAAATCGTCATAAATATCTAATAAATAAGGATGGTCTACAAAATCTAATAATTGTCCTTGGTCGTTTGTTATTTGTTCTTCGTCAAGGAAAAAGAGTATTTCTTTATCACCAAGTTTATCCATTGCATTTATTATGGCTAAAACCTTTTACGTCAAATCTATCACAATTAAATTTACCACATTTATAACAAAGTTCTTCTTCAGGTAAAAAATCTTTAATTGGAATTAAACCTTGTTTTTGTCCTTGTTCTTTAGTCATTTTTAGTTAATTTATCTTTGAGTAAACGTTTAGCTTCGTTTATGACTTCTTCGCTGAACCCTGTATTATTTATAGCTTCACCTTTAGAAGTAACGTCCAAACTTTCTTTCGGTTTTCCTAGTGTCCTATTTAGAAGTGAATCAATAGCCATATTATTAGGTTCTTTAGTGGTTATATAATAATATGTTGCGCTAGGGTCATTCTCGTTCTCTAAATCGCCATTAGCCTTATCAACTAAACTATCAACATACTGTTGTACTTCCCATTCATCAGTAACTAATTGCGGTTTTTCCGCTTTATAAGTTACTCCACCTTTCGGCCCAACAACTTCTGTCTTTTCAATCTTATAAAGAAACTGTTGCCCTTTGGCGATACTCACTTGAGGTGTAATCAAAGAATCAGCAATACTAAATACCCTTTGGTTAATGGCTTCCTGTACTTTCTCTCTTTCCAAAGTTTGAGGGTCTTTAGTCCCTTTTGGACGGCCACCTTTTTTGCCATTTTCTCTTGCTATGTGTGCTGGTGCTGACATCGGTTTAAAAACCTATTAACCAATTAATATGGAATTTTAGGACTCCTTACAACTTTAGAATTATATATCTCCATAAACTTTATAAATTGATTTGATTGTTCCTTTATTCCTTTTCTTTCTCTTTCTAACTGCAAATCAAATTCCGCCAATCTATGCCTTTCTTCTTCTAATTCTTGGCAAGTTAAACCACCTAATTTATGGATAATCCATCTAAAAAACTTATTAGGTTCTTTAGGCTTTTTAAAAATTTGGTCAAGAGGGGGGAATGTTGTCATACTTTTAAAAAATCCGGCCTATATTTATACAAAAGATTATCATTACCTTGAAGAATGTCCCGTTTAAATACTTTAGCGTATTGTCTTTTCTCTGGTGCGCCAGTAAAAGGGTCTTTACGAATAACAAACTGCTTTTTACATTGAGAACAAATAACTCTTAGGGCTTCTGAATCGTCAATCGTTATTAGGTTGTGGGTCTGGCTTATGTTGTTGCAAATCATCTAATTCCATTTTCTCATAATTTTTAGCAAACCAAGCACAATAAAAGAAAAAGCGTCCAATATTTAACACTACTCCGTATTCTATGCGATGGCTTAACTCTAAAACTTTTCCTATTTTAAACTTCATTTTACCACCGCCAACACGCCCTGCGTATCTAAATTGACAAAATAATACTTTTTATCCTGATGAGTAATAATATCTATTGCCCAAGCTTTTACAAAAACGTGGTCGCCAACTTTTAAGTCATTAAGCATTTTTATATTTTGCACTGTACTCATACCTACTGCTGGAGCTTTGTAGATTATCTCTTTTGGTAAAGCAACAACCTTAGCATACTCAACCGCACTATCCCGACTAGAGGTTATTAAATCGCCTGCTTTAGCTTCTTCTAAATCTAATTGGATTATGTTACCTAGAGGTTGTA